AGTTACTTGCTCAAATCCGAGAATTGCCTTTTGGACGGAATCGATGATTTTTGCTCTTCTAAAGATATTTTTGGCAACAATCCATGGTTCGACATTATTGCGTCGAATACTGCTTACTCTTACCTTTACATCAGGTAGATATTTAAAATAATTTGCCATAATTCCTATTAATTAATTTTTCTACCTCTTCTATTAACCTTTTTACCCTCTTTTGCTTTTTCAGCAGCAATGGCAGCCTTACGTGCCAGCTCTTGTCTTTCTTTTTCTTCCCAAGCAGCTTTAGATTCTCTACTAGTACCTGCAGCAACTGGATCCAAAAGGAGATCGTTTGTTATGAATGCAGTCTCATCGAATCTTAGTGTCATCTTATAAGAAGCAGGACCCCAATCCTTAGTCTTATTATCACCCGATGCTTTAAGTGATGTATTTTGACCGTTAGGTGTTAGGTTTAATTGCATATCTGTCAATACCATTTTGACAGGGAATTGCATAATCATGCTTAGTGTTGATGGTTTATTAAAACCAGCAGACTCATCTTCCAGTTTTCTCGGCTCAAAACGAACAATATCAGTTTTAAAGAATTTAGGGATAGTTAGCCATTCATCGTTTTCACCAGTCTTCGTGGGCAACATAGCAGATCTTAAGGTATAGATGATATTTTGGATTTGGTTGACTTCACTTGTATTTCTAGGTGCCATATCAAAATTAAAGGAATGACTACGATACCTTACTCCTTTAAATGTAGTTTCTTCGTATGGATTAAATACTGCCTTATTTTGTAGTGCTGATAATGCATCTTTATCTGCTAGTGATCCACCTGTAAGAGCAGAAGCACCATTAAATGCACCTGTAATTGCTTGGAATACTGCCTGTTTTCCTCTAGTTTTTGCACCTGCTTGTAGTAGTGCTGTCGATAAACCACCATCACCTATTTCCTTACCACCTTCTCCACCCATTATATTATCTTCTGCCCATTGAGCACCAGCAAGTAATGAGTTACCAAATGGTCCTAGAGCACTTCTATTGTAATTGGTACTATATTGTTCGTTAAGTTGATGAGGCAGATATAAATAAACAGTACGCCATATACCTGTGGTGTTATCACCAGTTACCCTATTACCTTGGAATTTTGTATTTACCTTCGAATTAAATGACCACTCACCAGATCCTTGTGACTTCTTTCTGTCTTTAATGTAATTATATGGTGATTGTTTATTTGGATCGTATATGGTGAATTTAAGGTAATCCATTACCTTAGTCTCAAAACGAGATCTATCACTTAGACCATCATTACTGTTACTGGGACCAGCTGGTGGAATTTCTGGATATATTAGTCTGGAGGATGTCATGAGTTATTCAGGGAAGTTCAGACCATCAAATAAACATAAGTACAAAGGTGATCACACTAATGTTATTTATAGGAGTTTGTGGGAACTTAAGTTTATGAAGTGGTGTGACGTAAATGAAAACGTTTTGGAGTGGGGCAGTGAAGAAATTATTATTCCATATAGGTCTCCCGTGGATAATCGTATCCATCGCTATTATCCCGATTTTTATGTTAAAGCCATCACGAGAAACGGAAGATCCACAAAAAGCATCATTGAGATCAAACCTTATGATCAGACTAAACAACCGAAACGTAAGAACACTCGTAAGGTAACTAAAAGATATCTTAGTGAAGTTAAGACATTTGCCATTAATAACGCTAAGTGGAAAGCAGCAGATAGTTATTGTAAGGATCGTAGGATGACGTTTCGTATACTCACAGAAAAAGAACTCAAAGTATGAGCATCTTTAAAGACATTAAGGATCTTGCAAGTGGTAAACCACAATCAAAAGATTGGTATCGCTCACAGATGTTTTATGGATTGCCAGATTTACAGACAGATATAAAAGCAGGGTTGATATTGTTTTATAATTATAATGCTACTACTGAGAGGTTACCATTCTTTGATCGTTATCCTATGACTCTGGTTACTGGGATTAGTCCAATTACAGGTCATTTTTGGGGCGGTAATCTACACTATTTACGTCCAGAAGTCAGACAGGGAGTAGCAAAAACATGGGGTAATGGTGGTGTTACATATCCCCTCCGTTGCCATCATAAATACTTAATGTCAAATGCTACAACTATAAAGGTGGTAGAACCTATAGAACTGCGTGATATGATCCCGTTACCGTTAGAAAAATTTGTTGTTAACGTTGCTGGTCAAAGACTTGATATACCTAGTAGCTTTATTTGGAGTCGAGTTTAATGGCAAACATAAGACACGGACCTACTAGTCCTAATAATTTTGATGCTTTTTGGGAGGCAGTAAAAACTGGAAAGTTAGAACCGTCCAGACAGAATTTATATGCCATTGATATACAACCTCCCGCTACTTTAGGAAATCTGATAGACACTAACGTTAGTAAAAGCAATCCAGGTGTATCTATAGACTCCTTTCAGAGAAATATTAATTTATTTTCTTCTAGTGTTACTATTCCTAGTAGAGCAGTTACTATCGGTCAGGTTAATAATCATGGTATGATTCGTAGGTTTGGTACTGGTCAAACTAGTTCACAGATAAGTATGAGTTTCTTATCTACCAAGGATAATTTTGTTAGAGAATGGTTTGAGTACTGGTTACATACTATAGGTTCTGATTCTGATAATACTGTTGGACTTTATGATGAGTATGCTACTGATGCAAAGATATACAAGTGGGAAAGAGGATCTAATGTAGTACAGTCCTTTAACTTTAAGAGAGATGAAGCAGATTTTATGGCTAAAGCAACTTTAAACCAGGCAACTGCTGTATATCGATTTTATAAGTTCTTTCCTTTTAATGTGAGTACTCAGACTCTTGATAACGAATCAGCAAACTTGATGAAGATCGACGTACAGTTCTATTATGAACGTTATCGTTTTGATACTATTAATGTGGATACTCTTAAGTGGGGAGGTCCTGATAAAGATATGGGATACAGAAGAGGTGGTCGTTCAGCAACTGAAATAGATGAGATGAATACTAAGAATGAGCATTCTGCATATGGGACCTAGATAAGGGGTATAAATAATTTCATCGTTATAATCTAGTTATGCCTTTACCAAAGCTTGCGGTGCCCGAATATGAGTGTACCCTACCTGTTAGTGGGACAAAAGTCTCATATAGACCTTTTCTTGTAAAAGAAGAGAAACTGCTTTACATTGCTATGGAATCTCAGAATGAGAAAGAGATGATCAAAGCAGTTAAGAGTATATTAAAAGCATGCACAAATGTTAAAAAAGTAGATGATCTTGCTACGTTCGAGATTGAGTACCTATTTTTAAGGATTCGTGCCAAGGCAGTTGGTGAGGTTAGTGAATTTAAGATCGTTTGTGAAGATGATGGTGAAACATCTGTATCTGTCAAATTAAATTTGGAAGATATTGAGGTTGTAGTACCAAGGTCTCATAAAAAGATTCTTGATATTGGTGAGGATATTAAGGTTGAGATGAGGTATCCATCCCTAAATGCTTTCGTTGATAGAAACATGAAGGATCAACCTACTATGGATGATATATTTGATCTTGCTGCAACATGTGTAGATAAGGTATATCAAGGTGATGAGATTTACGACTCCTTTACTAAGAAAGAAGCATTGGACTTCTTGGGTGATATGAATAATTCTCAATTTGAGAAGATTCAGAATTTCTTTGAGTCGATGCCTAAACTAGAACATACTATAGATGTAGTTAATCCTAAGACTAATGTAGTGAATGAAACTAAACTTGAGGGTCTAGCGGCTTTTTTCGCATAGCGTTAATGCATGATAGTCTTGAGAATCACTACAAGACTAACTTTGCATTAATGCAACACCACAAGTATAGTTTAACTGAATTAGATAACATGATGCCTTGGGAGCGAGACGTGTACGTTAACTTATTGATTGCTCATTTGCAGGAAGAGGAACGTAGACGTGCTAAGGATAATCAACAGAACGCACTCTAATGGCAGAAGCCACCTTAAGAAAATTTATATCAGTAGTACCATCTGATGATGGTAAGGCTACTGGTGCTTTTGCTGCGAATACGTCTGTTAATAGGATGGGTCATGCTGTTACTAGCATAGGTAAAAACTTTTTACAAGTTAATGAACTCATTAAGTTTCAGAACGAGTGGATTCTTGGTATTAAGGATAAAGAACTAGAAAGGATAGATGAACAATATAAAAAGGAAAAGGATCAAGAGAAAGAAGATATAGAGAAGAAGAAAAAGAGGACTGGTAGGGAACAGGATAAAACTGCTAGTAAGTTACAGACAGAAGGTAAAGACTTAGCTAAAAAGTTATATAAGAAGGAAGGTAAGAAAAAGAAAACTGGATTTGGTTGGGCAGAGAGTCTTCTCAAAGCTTTGTCTCCAATTTTTGCTCCTTTAAAGTGGTTTGTACAGACTGTTATCACTTATGCTGTCTTTAAATGGATAGGTGATCCACAGAATAAAGAGAAAATAGACAAATTCATTAAATTTATATCAGCATTAGGCAAATTTGCTTGGTGGTTGACATCGAATAGTATTGGTAATTTGATGGATGGTGTCACCAAGGTCTTCACTTGGGATCCAACTAAGAGTAAATTGGAGAATATATTTGACACCATGGTTGGTGGTCTCCAAATACTTGGGGGATTGGCAGGTCTATGGGCAGTATCTAGACTCCTTATGCCATGGAAGATAGTTGGTGATGTCAAAGCTATGGCAGCACTTGGTGCTGCAGTAACTGCTGCTGAAGCAACTGGAGGTGGAAGACCTAGAGGACCAAAAGGTCCTGATGGTAAACCAAAAGGTCCTGATGGTAAACCAAAGTTTGATCCTAAGGATGTAAAAGCTAGAAATCAAAAGTGGAAACAGATTAGAAGGCA